CATCATTTCAGGGTATGGTCCACCTTTAGATGTCTTCCAATCCACTAGCACCAGATCACCATCTATCTTTCCGATACAATCTACCGTGCCACCTACGCGTAATTCCTCATTGACCAAGGCGAATTCACTGGCGAGTGCTTTGAACTTTGCTTTATCATACCAGTTCTTAAAACCAAAGAATGCTTTTAATGCCTGCTCTTCCTGGTTAGGCGTAAAATCCCGCGTATCTACGTCAAATCCTTGAAGATAACCTTGTATCAATAAATGTGTCAATGTACCCACGTCACCTGCTTCTCGCATGACCGCATCTGCATCCTCACCCTGCGCGGTGATACGCTTTGCCCATGCGATCAGTGTGTTCTTGTTCCATCCCAACTGATTGTTGATAATGGTGGTCACACTTGCTGCGCGTTTGCCATCCTTTAGTACATAGTTTTGTCCATGTAACTTGGTTTTACTCATCTATTTTCTCCTTTAATTCAAATATGATCAGGAATGTCACTGCAATGGTCAATGCCCAAAAGAACATTCCTAATCCTAACACTAATACATTTGCTACCCATTCTGCTATATCGAACATGATCATGATATCACCTCATCATATATTTTCATTAACACTTCTTCTATCTCTTTTATCTTCTTTGCTAGATACCATCGTTGTAAATAATGGTATGCAATGATAGATACAATGACTATGGTCACAATGAACACATCAAATGCATTCTCTTGTAATGACTCTAACCAATATCTCATATTATCTCCTTTTGTTTTATGATCGTGGCAACTGCTTGGACCACATCCACGGTCACTGCGTTGCCTGCCTGCTTATATCTTTGTGTGTCGCTCATCTCAACCACCTTACCATCCATCTCACCATACTTATTATGGTCATCGCTAAAACCTTGCAAACGATTACATTCACGAGGAGTAAGTCTGCGAATGTTCGTATCTAATTTCACCATACTCTCTTTACTTTGACCAGTCGTTAGTGCTGATGTTACTCCATCGCATCGTTCTTTTAGTTTTTTTAGCCTTCTAGGATCTTTTCCATATTTTCTTCTTAATTCTTTTGCTTCATCGGTTCTGACTTCTGTCATTGCTCGTACCTCTACAGCTTGACTATTGCCAGTATCCAGACAATAAGTATTTCCATCATCTCTTGATAACGGACCATGCCCACCTTTGCTTGGATCACCACTTCTTGGTTGAGTTGTATGTACACGAACATTTCCTTTCTTCGTGGCTTCTGGAACTTTATACAACCCAGTTTTCGCTCCCATACCACCACCATCTTTAATAGTTCTTGAGATTCCATTGGCATCATACACTCGTGTGGCTTCGCTGTCTTTACCTATTGTGCCAACTTGTATCAAAGTCTCTCCACCAGAATGCACACCTCGCTTTAAGTTTTGCGTAATTGTGGTTGCAAGTTGATTCGTAACCGACCTCTTTCGTCTGCTCTTTGCAAATATTTCATCGCTGTATCCGACAGGAAATACTTGTGGTCCACCTCGGTTTCCAATATATCCGACAATGTATATCCGCTCTCTATTTTGGGGTAGCCACCAGCGAGTATTAAGTAGTTGGAACTCAATGGTATACCCAAGGTTATTAAGAACTCCGTAGATTGTAGCAAATGTGCGTCCATTGTCGTGACTAAGTAGGCCTTTAACATTTTCGAGTACCAAACATCGGATCGGTCTTTTGTTTTCGACATAATGAGTAAGAATCCGTGCGATTTCAAAAAAGAGAGTACCTCTGGTGTCATCAAACCCAAGTCGCTTTCCAGCCACGCTGAATGCTTGGCACGGAAATCCTGCACAAAGGATGTCAATGTTATCTGGTGTATCTCTTCCTGGTCGAATAGTTGTAATGTCACCTAACTCCTCACTTTCTTTATAATTATATCTATACACCGCGCTGGCATATTTGTCTATCTCGCTAAAACCTACCCAGTCAAACTGATAACCTGCGCGCTTAAAACCTTCGTGGAATCCACCGATACCACTAAATAGATCAAGCATTTTCACACCCGACATGGTAGCGTCCACCAAGCCAATGTCATCCTTTTTTTATGCATTCGCACTTTTGTCGGGTTTGCATCTTTTACAAATCTT